CGATGGTGTTGGCCGACTCGATGAAATTCCCCGGCGCTACCGAGGTCTCAAACGTGTCGCCAGTTCCCTCCGGAAAAAGGTGGCAATGACTGGCGGCGATGGCCGGGCGCGCGACCGCGTCATGGTCGGTCCAGGTGGCGCCGTATTCCTCGAAGACGATACCGCCGAAGGTGAAGCCCTTCCGGTAATCCACACCGAGGCTCTGATTCAGCGCCATGTACGCGCCGAATGCCTTTTCCACCTTCGGATGCGTGGTGAGCGCATCGTAGAAAACGGAGTCGCACAGGCCCCGGATGCCGTTCATTTGCTCGCCGCGCAGGTTCATTTCGACGTGGCGCTTTACGCTGAGGCATTTGGTAATCACGTCGGTGTCTTCGTCAGCCAACGCGAAATCGACCGTGAGCCAACGCCCCACTTGCGGAGTACCGGCAACGGCCGTGGCCGCGATGTTGAACTCGTTGTACAGGTTGTACAGCGTGGAGCCGTCCGCATCCAGGATGATCCCCTTGAGCGCCCCCATGCGGAGGTATTCGAGGGTCTGGTCGAGGATGTTTTTCATCTTCTGGAGTTTCCGCGCCATCACCGACGCCTGGCTCTCCATCGTGTTTGTGGAGCCGAACGCCCGGACGTTCTGGTAGTCGCCGGGCAGCAGTACGTCTTCGACGGGCAAATGCGGAATGACGAACGAACGGAGTTCGCGCTTGTCGGCAGTCGCCTTATCGGCCGGAGCGCCGCGCGGGCGAGACCGGACGATGTTCAGCGTTCCATTGCGCTGTTCCACGAGCAGGGTGGTCGTTGCGATCCCGGCGACGGGGAACAGATTCATCTGGTTGAGCCTGCCGTACAAATTCGGCAGCTTGCTGATGGCGGCGGTCATTTCCGCCATAGCGTAACCGCTATCGGTGAATGGATTGATTGTGGACATGGCGTTATATTCCCTCCCGGACAACAATCTGAAGCGCCAGAAGTTCAGCCTTACCGTCGGTGATGCCCGTCGCATCGGATGAACCCCAGTCGAGGTTCGCTACGACCAAAGGCCCACGGAGCAAGCCCACCGCCGCCTGATTCAGCTTGCGAATCCGCACGGCGTAGGTCGTATCGGTCACGTTGGAAGTGGCGATGGTGAACGTTTTCGTGGTGGGAACACTCACGATGGCCGCGTAGACGTTCAGGTCCGCATCGGTACCCCCGGTCACGGCAATGATATCGCCCACCGCCAAACAGTGGGCCTCGGTTGTGGTTCCGGTGCCTACGTTGGCGGAATCGACGATGCTGCACGCCATGTCGGGGCGAGCCGGGACGGAGTCGAGCAGAATACCCGCCGCCGCCGCCGATTTGCCCAGGTTCGCGCCCCCCACGTTGTCATAGGGGACGTAATAACTGGTGAGAGTGGTCGCAAGACCGATGACCGCACCGGAATTCAGATCAACGGGCGCGAGCACGTTGATCTCGGTGCGGCAGAAATTGGGCGGCGCGAATTCTTCGATAATCCAGTCGCCCTGATAGGTGCCTTCGCTGAGTGCTGGCATTTACTTGCGCTCCTTTTCCTCTTGGGCGAGCTTCGTAGCCGCCTTCATGAGTGGGTTTTCCTCGCCGGTCTGTTTTGCGGACGTACCGCTGTGCGGTTGCACATGCGAGATGATTTCGGACTGGCTCGCCGCGGACGCACGTTCCGCGATGAGCGCGGCGGACACGTCTTTGGCCGTCTTCCCCTGCTGGATGAAGGCGTGCGCCACGGAAGCCGACAAACCGGCAATGGCGCAGAGCGCTACGATCTCCCCCGCATCCCCGACGCCGGCGGCCACGGCCGCTGGCAAGGGGATGGGGAGAACCGGAGCGGCCGTGGCCGCCGCCGGATTCGGTATTTCCGGCGCGAGCGCGGCTGCGCTCGCCTCCGGATTGGGAGCTTCCATGTGAGCGCCCTCCTGTTTGGGATTGGCGGACCTTCCCGCCGCGTACATATTCGTTTCGCGCCGCGCGTCCAGGTATCCCCGGAACTCCGCAAGCGCCACATCGATGGTGCCGATGCGGTCAACAAGGCCAGCCGCCTTTGCAGCCGTGCCTCCGTCGTACATGTGCGCGCCCATCGCCCGCACGTCCTTTGGCTCCATGCCACGCCGCGCGGCGACGTGATCGAAGAACAGGCCCGCCATGTAATCGACGCTCGCTTGCATGTCCGCGCGCGCCGCCGGGGAGAGCGGCTTGAACGGATGTCCCGCGGTCTTTCCCTGCGGATCCTCAGCAAACGTCGGCTTCACGCCGGCATCGGCGAGCATCTTCGAGAAGTCCAAATGCAGGCAGTACACACCGATCGAACCAACACCGCCGGTCTTGGGCGGCGCATAGATCCGCGATGCCGAGGACGCCATCAGGTATCCGGCGCTGTACGCCATCATGTCGATGGCAGCCCAAACGGGCTTACGTTTGCCGGCCGCTACAATGGCGTCCGCAGTCTCGTAAGCGGCGGTGCATTCGCCGCCGGGTGAGTTGACCCGTAGCAGAATTCCGTCTATCCCAGGATCGGCAACCGCCGTGTTGACCGCCTCGACAATGTCCGCATACGCGGTTGTGTTCCAGCCGGACCATTCGGAATTGCGGAGGATTCCACTCACATCCACCACAGCGATGCGGTTCACCACGTCGCCGGCGAATGGCTCAGCCGGCGCGTAACCGTTTTCAGCAGCCGCCGCTTCGATCATGTGCGGCTGCGATCCGACGTGATCCTGCCACGAGCGGCGCTCCGATCCTCGGGTTGGACTGTCAGGCAGCTTTGGTCTTTTCATTTGCAGGCCCTTTCTGGTCGGTTGGAAAGCCAGTGGTAGGAGCGGCCGCCTTTTCGTTTCGACGGAGTTTCAGTTTGTCTTCCCGCTCCTGGTCCGCTGCGATCTCTCTGTCAACTACCTCGGGATCGTAGCCGCGTCCCTTGATAACCTGCGTGCGGCTCTTGATGAGATTGTCCACCAGCGCGATCTCCGCCTCCGCATCCTTGAGTGGATCAACCCATTCCCATGCCGGAGGCGACCATTCCACGTCGAGGTATCGCTCCGGGAATGAGGCGAATTCCTTCCGGTCGATGGCACCAGCGAGGGCGGCCGCTGTACACCATGCCCTCCACCACGGCCGGCAGAACTGGTATACGAGTACTTGGTGCTGAAAGGCTTCGCAGCGACGGCGGAACTCGAGCAATCCGGCGCGGATCGAAGAGTAGTTGACGCCCGTCAGATCACCACTCAGTTGCTCATACGTGATTCCCAGGCCCGCCGCCACCTTGCGCAGTTGGCAGCGCATGAACTCGACGTACATCCCGCCCACGTCAACGGGCTTCGATACCTCGACTTTTTTCCCGGCGCGCACCTGGATGTAGGAACCAGGCTCGACCCCTTGCAACGGCGTGCCGGATTCGTCCGTCTCGCCGCCGCGGCCGAACACGGAAGGCCCGCCAGAGCCGTCCATGTCTTCCTCGAAGAACGCCACCAGGGCCGCCACACCTTTGCGCACCAATTCCGCGCGGTCGTACTTCTCGATCGTGTGGAGCAACAGCAATACGGGCGTCAGCCACGGTTGGCCGCGCTGTTGGCCAGGGCGCAAGGGCTTGAACAAGTGGAGAATCTGATTCGCTACCACCACTGTTTTCTCGCCAGCGTTGAAAAAGAACTGTGACTCGCGCGGGTGCTCGCGGTACATGTGGTACGCGACGCGCCGGCCGATCTGGTCGAACTCGATTCCCCAGCGCACCGTATTCCCGTTCGGCATTACACGGGAATCGATGAGCGGAAGATACTCGGATTCAAGCAATTGCCCTTGCAGCGGAACGGACAGGCCATCCGCGAGGAACCGCGGCCGAAGCCGCAGGAAAGACTCGCCACCTTCGATTGTCGAGCGGCACGCGAGCGACTGAAGGCCGTAGAAGTCCGTCAAGCCGGAGGCGTCCGCCTCATCCGTGGATCGGAGCCACAACTGCTGGATGATATCACGCGTCTTCGGGTCCGGGTGCTTCGGTTGCGGCACGATACCGGAACCGACAGCGTTGGACACGAATGATTCCGCTGCGTTGTTCGCCCATGGATTCCGGCGCACCATGTCCCGCGACTGGCGCGTAAGCAGATCCCCGCCGCCCTGGATGAGAGCGTTAATCGCTGCGTCGACGGCGTCCCACCCGCGCGTTGCGTTGCCGGTCCCGGTAGAATTGTACGCGGGAGTGGCCATGGCGGTCCGCCAGCCGGCGCGCACGTCCGCCGCGATCTGCTTGAGGCCCCTCATAGCCCGTCTTTCGCGTAGACCACGCCGAAGGTAGGCGTAGGGGTAGTGGCGACACGCTCTGTTTCGGCGTCGATGGTAGCGAGCGCTTTCTGAAGGTCCCCGGTGCTG